TTAAAACGTGCATTCCGTTTGCACCGTCGGTTACAATTAACCAACTCCAATTATGATCTTGCATAAATTCTAATGCATGTGTTTTATTATATTTGCCATTCCACTCTTCATATTCTTTCATATTAGGCTTAACTAAAAATGCATTAGCATAAAAGTGTGCTGATTGTTTAGGATCAATAAACAGTTTTACATCTGCTGTACTTAATAATTCTTCAACAGTTTCTTCAGTAACAGTTCCTTTATTATAATCACTAATAATAACGATATCGTTATTAGACATATTTTCTAATAATCTTTTTAATGCTTCTTTACCAGTATATTTTGTTTCTCTATCCCAACGTAAAAGATGTTGTCCTGAAGCTCCTACAAGTCTTGTTTTAATAGTTGTTCTATATGGCTTATCTAGACAAGATAAATTACTAACTATATCAGTCTTTCCTAATAAGTTAAGTATATGAAACCCTTGTGTATCTGTCCCTACTGCTCCGTATAATTCTGTATCAACATCTATATTTTTTAAATTAATTGCTAAATTGGCCGCTCCACCTAAATTAAATGTTTGATGGTGTTCGTTTAAAATTAAAACATCAGCTTCAGGAGAAACTCTATCAGCGTTACCGCTAATCCAACGGTCTAGCATTATATCACCATACACTTTTATCATTCTTGTTCCATTAATGATACAAGTTTAAAAACTGTTTCTAGTTTTGTTAAATTTGATTTATTCTGTAAAGTATTTCGTAAGCCTTGATGTAATGGTTTAGGCCAATTATTAAATCCTACCCAGGCATATCCGTTATGTTCTTTATTTAATGTTGGTATGAATTCTTCTTTTATAACACATAGGTATGTATGGAATTTAAACTTTTCGTCACTACTAACAAAAGTTTCTAAAGGAATAGATTTTATTATAGTAGGAGTTTCTCCTACTTCTTCTTGTATTTCTCTTTGTAGTGCTTGAAATGGAATTTCTTCGGTCTCGTTAGTACCACCAACAAGTCCCCAAACATTCTTTTGTTTACTTTGTGCTCTATGTAAAAATAAAAACCTATTGGTATTTAAAGTATAGAAGAGAGCACCACTACAGATAATATCAGCCATACTAATAATTATGCTATAGAGCTAGACGCCAGGTGCCGATTCGGTATGTACCTTCGAAGCTTAATGTCCATTCTGTCCCGTCCCATCTATATTGGATACCGGTATTAAGGTTGGTTGTGTACTTGATATCTACTGTAGAATCTGACCCATCATTGTTATTAGAATCAAATACTATAGTCCAAGTATTTCCGTCCCATTCAACAATGTCATTTGCTTTTGCAATAAAGTCTGCCCCACTTATGCTCTTCCAAGCATCTGGACCATCAGCATTAGTTGTTGCACCAATGTCGTCTAACAATAAGATCCTAGTACCACCAACTTTAAGATTTGTTGGGTTAGTTCTTGTTGGGTCGATAATATAATCAATTGTACCTTTAGTAACTGCAGGGCCATCAAATATTGAATTTGTAGGAATAGTATCAACGTCCCAGTTTACAATTATTTGAGTTTCGTCTAATGAATTTAATGCAAATGTACCAATAACGTTTCCAACATCTAATCTATTCAAATAAATTTTGCTTAGTCCTGCTATATACTCACCAAGTTCGGTTTCTAAAACTGTACGCCAATTAATTTCTCCAGCAATGCCGCCTTTACCTAGTACAACTACATTATTAGTTACAATAATGTCATAGCCTGACGCAGAAACAACTTGTAATGCATCTGCTCCTGCTCTAGTAGTAACACTTGCTTTAGATTTATCATGCAATGACGGATCGTCTCCTTTAACATCTTGTTCAGGACTATCATCAAATGCTTTGAGTTCAGGAAGTGTTTGGCCTAAGTCAATAGTGCCTTTAGTTTCATCAAAAATACTCATTACAACACTTGTTATAACACCTAACTTTTTAACTTTAGCTGGAGGTGATAACCAAATTGGAGTAGTGAACCCTAGTTGACCTACATCAATTTCAGACTCTGTACCTATAGGAATACTTCTAGTAGAAAATTGAATGTTATCTAAATTTACTACGCTTAAACTTGTCCAATCAACATAGTTATCAGTTGTTTGTATTTCTAAACTAGGATTAAACAATGTTAATATCTGTTCTATTATTTGTAATTTTTGTTCTGTATTAGTTGACCAAATATCGCAATTTATACCTAACATAAATGGCGTTGGTGCTAATCTTTCTACAGTATAATTTTGCCCTTGTGTATTTAAATATTCTTGACCAGTCGCGTCATACGCTCTTTCACGCAGATGAATTTTGCCTACAAAAGATGAATCAAATGATCTTGCACGATCCATTTCTAATGTAGTTATGTAAACACTTATTCTTGGAGCACTAGGTATTTTATTTTCGCTGTTATCACGTATAATATGACCAACTTGACGTGTGATATCGCCATACATCACAGGTATTTGTGTTAAGTTACCTTTACCATCTTTATAAGAAAAGTTACTAAACAATCTTGTAAGTTGAGTAATGTAACGTCTTATCTGTCCATCATAAAAATGTTGCATTAATTATCTGCCTTAGGTTTAAGTGCTTTGGATAGAGGTTGACGTTCTGTAACAGTTTCAGTGCCAATGGTTGCAGTTTTAGTATTATTAACAAATCCAGTTTTAAGTGTATTTTTTGTATCAGTATTAGTCATTGTCATACGTACTGCGTCTTCCATTTTAACCCACCTTTTTGCATCATATCTAAATAATCTATTAGGTAAAAAGTCTGTTCGTAAAAAGTAATCACCTTTAATACTAGTTGTTGGAAACCCGATACCGTGACCAAATGCTTCACCGTTAGGAGCAATACCATCTCCAAGTAAGTAACCATCATATCCAAGTCTTTCGGGAGTTTGATTAACCCTATCAGCTAGTAGTCCGGCTTGACTTGCATCTAAGTCATTAATATCAGTAGTAACAAGTTCTGGTTTACCTTTGTCATCTACTTGTAATGTAAATAAATTTGTTGTATCATATCCTGACTTAGGTGCATCAGCTTCTGCTTGTTGAACAACTGCATTATTAATTTGCATTTCTTGTTCGTACGTAGAAAGTACATCTCTAAGTGTTTGAGATGATCCTTCCTCAGCAGGTAAATCTAATATTTCTTTAAACTCTTGACTATCAACAATTTGTTTTAACTTAACTCTATATAAGTGCGGATACCAAGTTTGACTAAATCCTTCTGCGGCTCTGTTTACATCTTCTACTACATAGAACCGTTTAAGTGCTACACTATAATCATTAAGTGCATGTGGATCTTTTAAGTGTGGAAATTCTATTACATCCCCTGACATTATTTTCCTACCTAATGTTTGTACACTATCATTAATATGTACAGTCATCATTACTGTATCATTTTGTAGGAATAATCCAAATTGACTCATATCAAAGTCAATATCTTGTATATTATAAATGCCGCGAATTTCATAGATACTAGGATCGTACTTTCTATCCCTATTTTCAAGGAAAAGCATATCCTGGATATTTGTTTCTTTTACAGCATCATATCGCGGTTGTGCCGCCGTGGCATCAGCCTCATCAGGATTTTGTGGTCCTAAATATTTGTGTATAAAAACGTCGGTCCCGCCAATGGTAAACATTTCACTGACATGTCTATCAATAAATTGATAGTCGGCACCACGCTCTGGTTTGTATATAGATAGCTTAGGCATCGTAACAGTATTTATTCGATGGCGGTCATCGATAAATACTACTGGAGACTAACAAATATGGCTGATTTAACAACACAAAAACAAGAAGTATTTGATTATGTAAACCTATCATTAGGTGGAGGCATGGTCGATGTTGAACTTGACCCTGCACATTACGAAGAAGCTCTTAAAAAAGCCTTTGCTAAATTTAGACAACGGTCTGATAATTCAGTGGAAGAATCGTATATGTTTATGCCTACTATTGTTGATCAAAACACATATATCTTACCAAACGAAGTTGTTGAGGTTAGAAAGCTGTTTAGACGCTCAATAGGATCACGTACTGGCGGCGGCGACGGCGGCACATTATTTGAACCATTTAATATGGCCTATACTAACACCTACCTTTTATCAAGTACAAATATGGGTGGATTAGCCACATACGAAATGTTTTCACAATACCAAGAACTTGTTGGAAGAATGTTTGGTAGTTTTATAGAATTTAAATGGAATACTACTACTAAAGAATTAACCCTTTTACAGCGACCACGTGCTGAAGAAGATCTACTATTATACTGTTATAACTATCGCCCAGATAGTCAATTATTAACAGATTATCTAGCTGTACAATGGCTTAAAGATTACACACTTGCAACATGTAAGTATATGCTTGGTGAAGCTCGAAGCAAATTTGCTACAATAGCTGGTCCACAAGGCGGCACATCATTAAATGGTGATGCTTTAAAGACCGAGGCTCTTGGAGAAATGGAAAAACTTGAGGAAGAACTTAAAACTCAAGTTGCTGGCGGCCAAGGTTATGGCTTCTCAATTGGTTAGAAAACACTTGACAAACAGATAAATTTCCTATATAATAATACTTTATATATGAGGAATGTTCAAATGGTAATTGGAATCTGTGGACTTATTAGTTCCGGCAAAGATACAATAGCAGATTATTTAATTAAAAATCACACCTTTCATAAAATCTCATTTGCGGATAAGCTAAAAGATAGTGTATCAGCAATGTTTGGCTGGGACCGTGAATTACTTGACGGTAAGACTAATGAGAGTAGAAAATGGCGTGAAGAAGTAGATGCATACTGGACTAGCGAAACAGGACGCACGATTACACCAAGACTAGTATTACAAGAATTTGGTACAGAGTGTATGCGTAATGGATTCTATGATGGTATATGGGTTAGTTTAACTAAAAAGAAGATTATTGAAAACCCAAACATGAACTTTGTTTTACCTGATACACGTTTTCCAAATGAAGCTAAAATGTTATATGATATTGGTGGTGAAGTTTGGCGTGTGAAACGTGGTGAAGATCCAGCTTGGTTTAGCGAATATCAAGAAGTAGGTGTTGAACCTACTGATGTACACCCTAGTGAATGGGCATGGGCACAAACTAAATTTAAACATATTATTAATAATAACGGTACTATTCCTGAACTTAAAGATCAGGTACGAGATCTCCTTGCTTCCAAGTAATACCATCTTTATATAAAATCTTACTACAATTTGCACAAACAGTTTTTAAGTTTGCTGTACGAACATTATTAAGATTTCCGTCTACATAATAAACATGGAATTGTTCTTTATGTTTACTACGAAATCCACACTTATCACAAACACTCTTTTGTTTATATCCAGCATGAGCCCATTTAGGTAATCCGGGCTCTTTACCTCCACGCTTAGAACAAACTTCACAACGGCTCCTATAATAAGTGACACCGTCCTTATAATAATTAATTGCTACCGGCTTTTTACCGCATTTGCATAAGGGTCTCATAGTAGTATTTATACCTCCCCTTTTCGTACCCCTTTTGTATCTTATTTTTGCGGGGTATTCCGTGCCGTTTTTTGCCAATTCATATAAATACTTGTAATAAATGCTCAACGGGAGAACATAAAATGGCTAATTTAGTATCACCAGGCGTACAGGTTAACGTTATAGACGAGAGTTTTTATACTCCGGCGGAACCAGGTACAGTACCAATGATATTCTTTGTATCTGCACAAGATAAAACAAACGGTGCAGGAACAGGAACAGCCGCGGGTACGACGGCGGCAAAAGCAGGCGAACCATACTTGCTTACATCACAAAGAGAATTAACAGAAACATTTGGGGATCCAAGTTTCTATACAGACACAAATAATAATCCAATTAATGGTAGCGAATTAAACGAATATGGCTTACAAGCGGCTTACTCTTATTTAGGTGTAAGCAACAGAGCCTATGTAACTAGAGCAAGTGTAAATACTACAGAATTACTTGCATCAGCTACAGCTCCTGCGGCTAACCCTGCAGATGGTACATATTGGTTTGATACACGGAATACACTATGGGGCATCTTCCAATGGAATTCTAATGCGGCTACTGTTACTGGTGGACAGAGTTTTTCAAATAAAATTCCAACTGTTATCACAGATATAACAAAATTAGTAGGCAATGTAGCAACTGGTGTTCCTAAGACTTCCGTTGGTCAAGTAGGTGACTATGTAGCCGTTGCAACTACTACATTAGAAAAAATATATTACAAAAATTCTTCAGGAATTTGGGTACAAGTTGGTACTGATGCATGGATGGCTTCAAATGCAACCGTAACAGGAACGCAGAGCAATCCAACTATTGGTAATGGTAATACAATGAGCATTAATGGTACTACAATTACATCAGGTGGTGTTGCATTATCAAACGTAGAAACAGCAATTAACGCCGCAGGTATTGCAGGCGTAACTTCAGCTGTAGTTGACGGTAAGTTAGAAATTTATGCAAATAGTTTATCTGCAAGTGACGGATCAACTGCTGATGGTAAAATTGCCGTAGCGGCTGGTGCAGGAACATTGCTTACAGAGATTGGGCTTACAGCGGCAACTTTTGCGGCTCCAAACTTAACTATTTCAGCACATACAAGTGTACCAGAGTTTAAGTCAACTGATACAGTACCGAGACCAAGTGGGTCAATTTGGATTAAAACTACACAACCTAATGTAGGCGCACGTTATAGAGTTAAAAAGTTTAACGCAGTAACGGCACTTTGGGAAGATATTGTAGCTCCAATGTACACAACTAACCAAACAGCTTTATTTAAATTAGATAAAACTGGGGGTGGTGCTAACTTAGCACAAGGTACTTTATATGTAAATTATAATAATGCAGAAGCAACTGATAGTATAGCAGACTTTAAAATTTACAGACGTAGTAATACAGGAACTACTAGAATTACAAGTAATATTATTACAACACAGCTTACAGCGGCAACTTATGGGTTTAATATCCAAGAAACAAAAGTAGCAGTAGAGGCGTTAGCAAGTGATGTAGCTATAAGTGTAACAACAACTGGTGCATCAACTGATGCAGATTTAGTTGCAGGCGCAATTAACTCAGGTGGATTTACTAACATTATTGCTTCAGTAGATGCTTCAAATAGAATTGTTATTGAACATAATGATGGTGGTGACTTCCGTATTAAAGATACAGGAACAGTATTAGCATTAGCAGGATTTAGTGCTTATGTTGATGTTAACTCAGGAACACCTAACTTGTATACAGCACCAACTGGTGATAGTACACATGATTTTGTTGCAAGTAACTGGCAAGTATTAACTCAAACATCAAGCGGAATTGCTCCAACTGCATTAACAACAGATGGGCGTATTTGGTATAGTTCAATTGTAGATGAAGTTGATATGCTGATACATAACGGTACTACTTGGGTAGGCTACCAAGATTCAACAAGTCCGTTTTATAATGTTGCGTCAGCTGAGAAAACAGATCCAGCAGGTCCGATTGTAGCGGCTACAGAGCCAACTTTACAATCAGATGGAACTGCACTTAAAAACGGTGATCTTTGGATTTCAACAGCAGACACTGAAGCATATCCTAAGATTTACAAATTCAATGGTTCAACATTAAAATTTGTATTGCTTGATAACGGTGATCAAAGCACTGAAGACGGAGTTCTTTTTGCAGATGCACGTTATAATACAGCAGGTGCTAATTCAGACAAAGAAGGAACTATTGCGGCATTATTAGTAAGTAACTTTATTGATACTGATGCTCCAGATCCAGCACTTTATCCAAAAGGAATGTTGCTTTGGAACTTACGTAGAAGCGGATTTAATGTTAAGAAATTCACTCGTAACTATGTAGTTACATCAACTGATAATATTAGATTTGGTGATGAGTCACAATCGGCTTACTATGCACACCGTTGGGTTACTGAATCAGCTAACCAAACAAACGGCGCTGGTAGCTTTGGACGTAAAGCTCAACGTAAAGTTGTTGTTCAGGCATTACAAGCATTAGTAAATAGCAACCAAAAAATTAGAGATGATGAATCAAGATTGTTTAACTTAATGTCTTGTCCAGGTTATCCAGAGTTAATTGGTGAGATGGTTACATTAAACTATGATAGAAGCCTAAGTGCTTTTGTTGTAGGAGATGCTCCATTTAGATTAACACCAGATGCAACTACACTCAATAACTGGGGTAAAAATACAGCATTAGCAACTGAAGATAACGATGACGGACTTGTTACTAGTGATGAGTACTTAGGTGTATTTTATCCAAGTTTATTTACAAGTGATAACGCAGGTAACAACGTAGTTGTTCCACCAAGTCACGGTATACTAAGAACTATTGCATTAAGTGATGCAGTTTCGTTTCCATGGTTTGCACCAGCAGGTACAAGACGTGGTGGCATTACAAACGCTAGTGCGGCAGGGTACATTGATAACGAAGGTGAATTTGTAAGTATTGCACTTAACGAAGGTCAAAGGGATACATTGTATAGTAATGCAGTTAACCCAATTACATTCTTAACAGGTGCAGGGTTACTTAACTACGGACAGAAAACTAGAGCCAGAAATGCTAGTTCTTTAGATAGAATTAACGTTGCAAGGCTAGTAATTTACTTACGTGGACAACTTAAAAAACTTGCTAAACCTTATATCTTTG